TTTAGCACGGGGGTGAGTGCGGGTTGGCGAAACCACTGTCCAAAGGACCCTGATCATACGTTGTCACACGGATCAAATCTTGCCGGTGTGACGCAGCTCAATCGAAGTCCATAGACATATTGTTAATGCGATCGTCCTCCAAGATCACCGGGTCGGTACACAATATCGTGGCTTCGAAAAGTTCCAGCACGTCGACAGAGTCGAGGTCGTAAACTTTCGAACACCAAAACGAAAAGTCATCCATATCGATGAGGTTGGGGGCAGCTTCAGTGCGGCGCATGATGTCATCGGCGGTGTACCCGAGGGAGCGGGCGGACCAACCGAGGTCGGCGATGTCAACGGAGGCGGAATCATCTTCCATTCGGAAGCGCTTGAGGAAAATGTCTCTGAGGCAATGGATGTTCTTACAGCCAAACGCGTACGATAACGCCTTGGCGGCCATAGCCTGAGAATCACTTATGCTTTGATTCTGATTCGCCCGCGCGTTGAAGCGGACTAACATTTTACCCAGTAGGGGCACCATGAAGGGGGTCTCGACATCAGCAAAGATGCGTCTAGACAGGAAGGTGGACTTACCATCAAGCTCTTGTTCCTTAGCTTTGAGGACCATCTTAAACTCGGCAACGGTGGCCACCCACGCGTTGCAGTTGAGACGCTTGTTGAGCGCCGCGAGAAGATCATCGCCTAGCACCAAAGCCTTGCCCCTGCGGTTCTGCAGGATGCAAGTCACGACGAACATGGTGATGTTGAACACCGAGTTGCGGAACGTCGTGTTGGTGGTGCCAGTGGCGAGTTGGTAGGAAAGTTTGACCTTCAACCCGAATTCTCTGTTGGTGAGCGAATAATGCTCAAGAATTTCGAGGAGGTCGAGGTACCATTCTGGGAGTCCGATTTTGACCATCCATGCGCGGCAGATCTTGGCCACGCTTGAACGTTGCTCGCGGTCGTTCCGGGAAAAATCCCCTTCAACGATGTCCTTGAAACGAGGATCGTTGATGAACGCGGCGAGTTTGATGTCATCGCATTTGTACCCCAGGAGGACTTGGACACGTTTTCCGATTTTGAGTTGCTCACCGTCCACCTCCATGGCGAGGAGTTGGACGAGGCGTTCCATGGCCACCATTTGTGCAGGACCTGTGACAGCATTGAAAGTGTCGGTGCCAGCATATATGATGCGGCCAGCGGCGCTTTTGTCAAAGCGCTTTCCGACGAGGGTTTCAATTTTGACGCTGCCGGTTTTGTCGGTCAGGTCTTTCTTGGTCTTGGTGGGGAGCTCATCCCATGCGCGTTCCATGCGTGTGCGTTTGCCCTGGTCGAATTTTTCGAGCCATCGGACACGATCGGTGTCGTTCTCATCCCACGAATTCTTGGCGAAAAGATCCGGGAGAGCTTCGATGGTCTCAAGCGACAGCTTGAGCATTGCGGGACTGATGTCGTCGTCCTTGTCAGCTTGCATGAAATTGGACCGTTTGTTAACGGCGGATGCATAGCTGATGGGGTCGTTGGACGTGACGATCGGCACACAGCGGGAATGGAGAGCTCCGAGTTGGTTTATCGGGTTGTTGATGGTGTCTAAGTCGGGGGCGTCGCGGTCAGCGATGCGGACTGGCACTTTCCATTCGATTGATCTCTCTTGTACGAGAGTAAGGCGGCCGTCAAGCTCGAACACGCTCTTGTCGGTTGCGTGCTCTGAACTGAGGCTGACTTGTGGTTGCGGCCCAACCCGCGCCGCCGTATTGCGTGCATTTCGGTTGGACACGCAATAGGCTTGATGGCGCGGGGGCATTGTCTTGATTGTTGGCAGTTACGCCTTGTTGTTTGATTGATTGTTGTTGGGGGGGTGAACTTT